ACTATCCGCGTACAGAAGGCTCTTGGAAGCGTTGGATTTCAGTCCAACGGCCAGCATTTTCTGGTACAACGCGCGATAAATGGGCATGTCGCCGAACAAGGCAAGCCCGCCAGCACCAACGGCATAAAGCCACTGTTTGTATTCATGTAGATCCCTGCATGCAAGCCCCATCACGTCCTTAGACAGAGCTATCTCCGGGTTGCGAACCATTACCCATTCGTAACCGGACCAAACAGGGCGCGATTGACAAAACTCGCACCGCTCAAATACCACAGCTTCCTCCTCCTCAGTGATGTTAAAACCGAAGGTCATAAACCAGTCGTGCAGGCCGTCCCGGAACCTGCAAACCGATCTACGGTCCAAGAAGACAAGACAATCGTCACCATTGTTGGCCAGCGAAGCTGAAATTTTCCTTTCCTTGCAGTAGAGGTAAACCAAAGAAGACATAATAATGCAGTTGCCCAGCCCAGTGTTCATATCACCGGACATCCTACATCCATCTGTCACATAGTCAACCCTATGCCCGTCAAGGAACGCAATGCCAACATTCCGGAGCTGGCTGTTTAAAAGCTTGGCCAGTTCCGGATCCCTGTCATATATCTCCAAGTACACATTATGCTCCCATTTCAACGCATCTTGCGACACGTGTTGGTCAAACCGGCTGGCGTCCAAACCCAACGCCACTGGCTGCGCGTACTTACTCCACTTCCGCCGCAGCTGCGATGCAACCTCCTCAATGGTTAGCCCCTTCATCACCACTTTCTCCCCCTCATCCACGTCCCACACGTCGTTTACCGCCCGATACAGTTCTTCCTCTATACGACGTGTGTACCTTCCAACTGCCACGTTGAAAACGGGTGATCGCGGCTGGATCACACGTGGCGTTGGGTCTTGCTTCTTGCCGGTCTCAGCAAAGGCTAACTTCTCAAACTTGACAAAGCTTTTGACCTTCGCGTCCCTCGACGTCACACCGCGCTGTCGCAATTCTTCACCGGCTCGGGCATATAGAGCACGTTTATGTGCGGGACACTGCTCCACGA